CCACGCTCACGCCCGCCCCCGCCCCCGCCCCCGCGCCCGCCGCATCCATCACGCGCCGCGCCATGTCGGCGTCGAGCACGCTAAGCATCCACCCATAAAAGCCCCTCACCGCGTTTGCCCCGAGCGTCGCGGTCATGTTTTCCATGAGTGATCCGAGCTGCCCCATGTTCGTGAGCGCCGTCAGGGTGTTGGTCTGACTCACGATCCGGCCCGACACCCCGGCCGCCACGGCGTAGTTCGCCGCAAACGCCGCTTTCGGGATCGCCTCGCCCCGCACCAGGCCGCAGCGCCCGCCGTCGAGCTGCGCCGCGCGGGCGATCTGCTCCCACATCATGGCGAACAGCTCGCCCCACGGCTCCGCAAACCGGTCTACCGCGTCTATGGACATCCCGTTGGCCGCGGCCGTGAGTGTCCGCACCTCTGTCGCGGTCTTGCGGGCGTCGCCCTGGGCGACCGAGGAGATCGCCCCCTGCGCTGATCCCACCCGCTTCATGGCGAGGGTACGCGCGTATTCCTGCTGGTACGTCTGGGCCGCGTCGGGCGGCTCGGCCCAGACGATCTGGGCGCCGTCCAGATATTCCCCCGCGCGAAACTTGAAGGGCGTCGAACGGCGTACGCCGTCCACGAACGGCTTGCCGGCAAAGTCTATCGACACCCCGCGCGCGGTCCGGTACGTGGAGGCCTCTTTCTGATCCACTTCCAGGATCTCGGGCAGCCCGCGCGAGTTGTAAAACCCCTCGCAGTCCTCGTAGCGGAACTGGACAAACGGCCAGGGCCGCTCGGGCGGCGTCTCCTCGCTCGCCAAAATCCGCGGCCACGCCCAGGGGCGGTCGTACAGCGGCGTCTGCGGCAGCGCCGGACAGAACACCGCCACCCGCCGCCCCGCGTCGGATGTCTCGTGATAGACCTCCCACACTTCGACAAAGCGGGCCGAGGTGGCGAGCTGGCCGTCGCGGTAGTGTCCGCGCGCGGCCGCCGCGTCGCCGCTGTAAACGACCGCCCCTTTCTCTTTCCAGACGCGCTCGATCGCGGCCACGGCGTCGGGCTCCCAGCCGTTGAGCTTCGCCGCCCGCTTGAATTCGGCGAGCGTGAAGCGAAACAGGTGCGTGACGCGCTGCGCGTCGGTGATCTCGTTCGTGGCCGTCGGCACCACGACCGACAGCGGCGACACGCAGCCAAACTCCGGCACCTCGCGCCCGCCCGCGCCGGTGGCCGTCACCAGCTTGGCCACCGCCGACCCGTAGGTCAACTGGTGGTCCACCGACAGCGACATCCGCTGCCGCGTCTTGCCGATCCGCCGCAGGTGGAAGTCGAACGCGACCTCTGCCGCCTCGGCGTGTCTCACCGCCAGCTCGTCAAGTCCGATGAACTGCGCCAGGCGCGGGGACTGCCACAGGGTCGTCACCACCGCCTGCTTCAATTCCCGTATCAGATCGTCAATCACCGGATCAACCAGGTTGGGCGCGCCGTCGTAAAGCGGCTTGGCCGTGTTCTCGCGCTTGTAGCGCTCCTTCTCGTTCTTCTTGCACCGGTCAAACCATTCGCCGCGGTCCTTCATGTCCTGCGCAACCAGGTCCCGCAGCGCCGTCAGGCGCGTCGGCGACGCAAACGCCACTTCATCCGAATCCCCTTGTTCCACCTTCATCTCACCCTCCATTCTCTCTCTCTTCCTTCGTGCCCTTCGTGTTCTTCGTGGTGAATCTCTCCCCCTCCCATACCCACACACCCACACACCCACACACCCACACACCCACACACTCCCTCACAGCCTTACAGCCTCACAGCCTCACAGCCTCATTCTTCCCACACCGACCCGGCATACTCCTCTCTCTCCCGCCGCCTCCGCGTCGGCGACACGATGTCGGCGCCGTCATCCTCTTTCTCGGTCAGCTTCTTGAAATCGTACAACTCGTAGAAGAGCATCGCCACCGCGTCGGAGCGGTTGGGCGACCGGGGCAGCTTCTTCTTGGCGACCAGTTGCAGCGGACTCGAGTCCACCTCGTAGCGGCAAAAGGCGAGTTCCTCGCGCAGCGTGTCATCCTGCGGCAGCACCGCCTGCCCGAGCCGCACCAGGTCGGCCAGCTTGAAATACGCCTCGGCGCGGGCGTTGCGGTACATAGACGGATTGTTCGGCTTCGCGGCGAAGTCGAACCGCCGCAGATAAAACCCCTCGCGCTCGAACTGGTTGATCACGATCTTGCCCAGCCCGCCGTCGTCCGCAAAGCAGTCCTCGGGCGCGATCCCCAGGCGCTTGAGCCGCAGACACACGATCTCGACCAGCCGGTGATCGTCCTTCTCGAACCCCGCCCATTCGATCCAGGCGCGGTTGCCGTCGCACACCGCCAGCACCTGCTCGTCGCCCCCCGCCGAAATGTCCAGCGCGGCCCGGCGATAGCGGCCAAGCCCGACCGTCTCGACCTTGCCGTTCATCGCGTCATCCACCCGGCCCATGTCAAAAACCTGCCCCGCGCCCTCGGGCATGAACTCCCCGTAGATCATCGACTGCACCAGCTCCGGCCGCAGACTCGTGATCTGCTCCTCCAACTCGGCCCGCTTCTCCGGCGAGTCCCACAGGTGCGGACAGTCCGACGCCGCGACCTTAAACCCCTGCCAGCGTCCCGCATCGCGGTGAAAGCAGTCATAGAACGGCCCATAGCTCGGGCCGGGCGATGACAGGTTGATCCAGCGGGTCGCGTGGCAGCGCTCGAACGCCTCGTAGATCTCGATCGGCGGCGTCTTCGCCTCGTCGATCATCAGCAGCAGACTGCTCTTCGCCGCGTTCGCCGCCATCCCCGACCACTCCGCATCGGCCAGGCCAAACCCGGCCAGCGGATTGTTGTGGCCCGCGATGTCGCCCGGCATCCGCGGCGGCTCATGCCACCCCTCCGCCTTGCCGGGGTTGTCCGTCGAGAACGAAACCAGGCGGCTGCCGGTCCGATGATGCCGGCCCCAGCCGTCGCCAAACTCCCACCCGTCGCCCAGGCGGCCCGCCCAGTTCTGCAGGTGGGGGTAGAGCTGATCCTTGATCTGCCGGTACGATCCCGACGTCGTGATCGTCAGCGAGCCGACGAACGCCTCCATGTGCCAGAGCACCAGCGAGGTGACCAGCGTAGAGGTCTTGCCCGATTCATTGCAGGTGCGAACCGCCACACGCGCCCCACGCCGGGTCATTGCGCGCAGCACCCGCTCCTGCCACCCATACAGGCCGATGCCGAGGCGCAGACGCGCATACGCATCCGCATTCGCCATCTGTTCCAGTACCGCCAGGTCCAGCATATCAATCCAGACTCCTGCGACGTTTCGAGACACCCTCGGGAAAATACCGCGTAAAGCGGTTCACGGCGACCCGCACCGTCTCACGGCTCACCCCGGCCACCTCCGCGATGTCCGTCACCGCCCCCTTGGGCAGACGGCCCTCATAATGGCCCATGAGCGCCAGAATCACCCGGCGCTCGCCATCCGGCGCGCACGCGCACCACTGCGTAAAGCGCAGCAGCGCCGTCCGCTGGTCCTTACCGGCCGCCGCCGACCACCCCAGCAACCCCCGCACCCGTCCATCCTCCGCCGGATCCGGTTCATCAAAAAACCGATCCACCCCGGCAAACGGCGGTTCCGGCCTCACATCCGCGACAGCCTCCAAAGGAGAATTGCAGCACATGCGCGTACCGTAGCACAAACGCTGTAAGACGAGCAAGCATAAAATAGCACAAACCATTTTTCACCCGCCCCCCTCATCCCATTACTGCCGCGCGCATTCTTGCGCGCCCCCCTATCAGCTTTCCCTCTCCCTTTTTACCCTCTCCCGTGCGCCCACTGTGTGGGTGCACGAAGTTTCTCCTTGTGCGGGCTGATGGAAAGTGTTTCACTCTCATCTGCCGCTGGATACTGATCCGGGAGTGGTGCCCAATCAGAAACAGGGCGCGAAGCGGGTCTTGACGCATATCAATGAGGCATATCAAACCTCATATACGTCAAACCTTCGACGTAACCTGTTAGAAATCAACGGATGCATTGACGTATATCGGGTTTTGCGGGTGCAATGTCCCTTAATATGCGTGACGTATAATACGATGTTGAAACGGAACCGCTTCGCGGAGTGAAGACTCCGACGCAGGCGGTTTTTTTTGTGGAAGCGCG